GGGATTTAAACACAAGTGCGTACCAAATTGTATTTCTCCAACCATTCTTCCTCACGTTCATCAAACGTCTTGTAGAAATCTGGTGAAATAACATGTTGCCATTCATGTTCAACAACAATCCTTTTAAATTGTTCATGGCGCATTTCGAAAAGTTCCCTGCCATGAAACCATAACTCACGAAGTGCCCCATCCAAACATTGGCGAGCAATTTCCTCTTTAGACACAACCTTTGATAACATATTACAATGTAAGCTCTTGAAAATAGGTTCTTCACTGAGCTTTGCAAGATACATACCTTTTTCCCCAGTAGATGGATCAGAATATTCTGGGCGAAAGATAGTTGCACGCTTCAAAAAATCAGCTTCCTCTAGTGTAATATACGGAACTGATTCAGCATCCTTATCCGCCATAGTGTATTCAATACCTCGGGATGCATACACTTCCATCATACGAGTATGATTATACAAAGGAGCCTTAACAGAGACAGACATTACATTGTCATCACCGTAAGTTATGAGAGCTACATAATCTTGAAACTTAGCAGTTTCTAAACTACCAGGAGGATAAATAATGTAAAATACACATCTCTGGTAGAGGGAATTAACGATAGAATTAATATAAACCGTAAGGTTTTGACCTGATGGGTTAGATCCAAGTAATTCTACGAGATCTCCGTTGACGCATATCATAGGATGTACGATATCTGCGACAAGATTGGACATAATCTTGATGTCTTCTGCTGTGTAGCCTTCGCAATGCTTGGCTAATTCAATCATAGTGGAGAATGCGATTGATGTCATAGTGGAAGACATATGTTGATCGTAGGCTTTAAAATCCCCAGCAACCATTCTCTCTTTTCCAAACTTCGAGAGATGTCTCATTAACTTATTCCATTGCGGTCCTTGAGAATTAATTCCGACCGCACATTCAGTCGTAATTGGATTACGAGACATACATGCCGCAATTGGCAAAAAATATTGCCTGATCATACACTGAAGAGTCAATGGGGCGCTTTGGAATACACGTACTTTGTCCTTAGAGAGCTTTGTAGGCTCATCTTTGGTACACGCCTTAAACACTGGATAAGCTCTTAGACCTGCCAAATATAATTGGCGAGCTTCCCTCCAATCGTCCATAAACATATTATCAAATATACGGGGATCAGAAATATTCCCATATTCCTCGGGGTCCAAATGCAATATGATTTCATCTTTGCACCCACTCAAGGGAAAGCCCTTTGAGGTGACCATTTTCATACTATCTACAAATCTAACTCCGTCTTGTCCTGAAATAGTTTCGACTTCAGTCAAAGGACGTAAAGTAACGAGATCTGCCATCATTTTCTCATTAGATGTACAATCATCCAAATAATCATTCTGAGCAATTTCAAGAACTTCAAGTGGGAATTCTTGTGTGGCTTTACCTGCACCATGATAGTATTTGTTGTAAGGGGCCTGTGAGGGGACCTTAGTCTCATCTTTCCTACAATGCGCCGGTTTTCCATATTTATTTTCCACACCACAATGTGACGCTACGGAGTCAGAAATCGGACTTTTCACAACACTACTTTTAGGTCTAGTAACAAAAGCGGGAAGATCTCCGTAATAATTGATCTCAGCATCGGTTAAATAATTAATAGTAGATTTTTTATTCCTGGGTTGTTGGGGAGTAAAATCTTTACCATATAGCTGAGTTTTCATATCTCCCATGGTGGCAGACAGGCGAGTAGAAGGCTGCGCATCAAAAAATGCGTAACATTCTTCTAAATCGCTCTTTGTAAGAGTAGATAAATAGCCTGTGTAATTCTTACCTGCAAGATGAAAACCAACAATGTGGCTACCACTCCTAACATCCGCGATATGTACTTTCATACAATCACCTCCGGCTGTTTCATCTTTGTAAGTAACAACCGTAGAATCATAAATGAAGTTTTATCAGTATTTACTTCAGATGCAATACCGTTGCGGCGTGCCGTACCAAATAATACTGATCCGGATTGTTTTCTTGCGACCCATTTAGTGGGGTTACGGTCCTGAGGGATCTCACAAGGAAATAAGTGAGTTAGATCTTGCTTATCAGGATATCTGGAATGATATACAGCTGAAATGTCTTTGCCCGGAAAATTATACACCCTAGCTGGTGTAATTTCTAAACTAATATTTCCACCAGACAAATCTCTAATATCATCCTTACGCAGGTGTAAGTTAATCTTTTCTTTGTTAGCAACCTCGTGTGTAGGTACGAGTAATATTTGACTTCTAGGAAAGAAGCCTGAAGACCATGTTTTATCGTCATAAATACATGTTGTTGTATTTTTGACAACAATATTACTAACTTGATCGGCTGGAAGAGTATCCGTTTTTGGATCACGTTTAGGCAAAGCCATAGGTGTTGCATTTAACCAAACATTCTTTTCCTCACTTCCAATATCAACAGCTCCTCCGTGTGACGCTCTGCCGATATTCACAATAGTCTTGAGCACAGCTCTAACTAATTTATAAGATACGGCAATACCACCAAAGGTAAGCATAATTTGAATGGAAGTTCCAATCATCATTTTCATTGAATGTTTTAAAATGCGACGTAGCATTCCCCTACGTGTTCTTAGTTCATTCATCAAAAATTTCTTACGTAATAAAAGGGCAATATAAATGTACGCTAATACTGCAAAGAAATTGCGCCAGAACATATTTTGTCCGCGAATTTTGATAGTAACCCAAACACTAAATAGCCAGAAAACTATCGCAGACAAAATAAGTTGGGGATAGTAAGCCTGATCGTAATTAAACATGTAAATCCAGGCAAATCGACCATCCTCAACCCAACTATCAGGAATAAAATCAGTTAGTTCCCATGAAATAAATCTCAAACTATTGATCTCATCGATGGTATCAGTCACATTATTCATCCAGTTTTCCGCGTAAAAAGCAGTGGCATCTGTGTAATATTTAATACGCCAGCGAACGTTCTCAACACGATCGTATGTAGATGGTCGAAACCAGCCCATACGCCATAACTCGCGAACGTAACCATAAATGAAGCCAATAGTCCATTGTGCAAATATAAAGTAAAATTGCCATTTATACCACACAAAAAGATTTCTCTTCCAGTTTCCCATAAAACCACTTTCACTAACGGCACCGGCAACATGATTGATCTGCTCAAGTGTTGGAAAAGTGCCAATAACAGTACGAGTCTCAGTTTGTGAAACTGGAACACAGCGAGGTGCTGGTTTAACATGATTTGGCGAACAAATACTACAAATAGATTTGTGAAGTCTATGTTGACACAATTGCTCGTTATTAATTTTCTTGTTGCTAACGATAACATTATGTTGCGATTCAAAATGACTTTCAAGCAACTTGTACATCAACCATTGTAGTTGTTCCATGTCCAAATCGGTGGAAACATATTCTTTTCCATCCCCTCCCTTAAACTTAAAAGGGACCGAAGTATATGCCCGGGTTTCCTGAGTGGAATTTTGCTTGTAAGGCTTATCATCATATTCATAATGATAGGCATTAAACCTCCAAGCATCAGGGACGGTTTGTTTAGCCTCAGCTAACTTGCGACCATCCAGGAAAATTCCATCTTCCTTTTGGTAATTTGGGGCCACATGGGGTTCAATGTGAATATTGAAACGCCTCAAAACCGAAATCGGTTCTACTGAATATTGATCAGCTTGTAAATTCTTAATATTTGTGGAAGCTCCGACCAACCATGGTTCCTTCTGAATAACTCCTTTCTCGTGTACATCTGCTTTCAGTGCAGTGCTCTTAATATTATTAACATAACGAATAACTGGATCTAGTGGGCTCTGGCGAGCAACATCAACACGTTCATTAGCTAAGTCATCGAACAATACTGCGAGAGTATAGGATTTATAATCAGAATCGAATTTATCATTGACATTCTGCGAACAAATCATACGAGGGTCTACCTCAAAAGATGCTCGTTCAGGGTTCTTTATATAAGCTGTTGCCTTAAGACAATAATCAGTAAGAGTTGCCATAATTGACGATTTACCAATTGACGATTTTCCGTAGATACAGAAGGCAAAAGGCGCTTCGCGCAGGCCTCCAGACCTTTCTTGGGACTTAAATTTCGCCGCGATAGTATTCAACTTTTCCAAATTTTTGGCATGATACCTTTTGGAGAAGGTATCGGTACTTTGCTCAACGAGCGCAGTAGTGGCAATATAAAGATTGTCAAGTGCATTGGCAAAATGTGGGACACTGCAAAATGGTGTGTCCTTATAATTACCTGCTTGTACTGAAGGCCAGAAGCCTAATACTTCAGCCAAATCCTTATCATAATCAGCGGTCTGCTCATCAGACATGAATAAGGGGGCAAATGTTCTTTGTTGGAAACAAACATATCCCTTCTCTACAATGAACTGGAAAATGTTCAAAAGGGAGTCAAAGAAATCAAAAACAGTATTTGAATCTCTTGTAAATTGTTCCAACACAAATGAAAGATTAAATGATGTAAAATATAAATCTTTCTTTCCCCTAACTAAGCCGCAGGAGAATGCGGTTGCGATAACTTGAATAATACGTTTTGTCAATTCGTTATCTCTAAGTAACTTAAAATTTCTCAACATATCCAGGGATTCGCTAAAAGCTATTCCTGATTGTGAGGTTGGCATATCGGAAACTGTTAACACATTAAAGTCTACAGACTTTCCGAACAGTACCTGTCCAATTACTTCTCTAAAATTTGTCTCATTATCACATATGCTTAATAAAAATAAACCAGTGGTAGAAACAAATTGTTCCCAATCAACAGATTTCCTAACGGATCTGTAATAGCATAAAACTTTTAAAAATATATTGGTAATTCCTTCCGGAAGATCCCATTCTTTAATAATTTCATTAATACTATTCATGAAACCAATGTCCCCTGATTGAGACTCAGCGTCTTCAACGATGCGTTTCATCTCAGCCTTCCTTTTCCATACTTGTTCGATACTAGGACCTTTTCCATCTCTCTTTCGATCTTTATTCTTCTGCCTTTGGGCAGACTCTTTCCTCTTCATAAATTTATTGCTTCTAGATTCCTTTTCATTTTTCAAAATTCCTCCTTGTGATGTAATAAGTTTAGATAATGCAAGAGTTGTGTACATAATAAATAAAAGACACAACCGTTGCATTGAACTAAACCCAAAATGGTGGGTTTGTGTGTTCAATACAGCGGGACACGTTTTAGTCACGTCATAGATTCGTAAATCTCTGTGATGTATATCCTTTGCTAAGAGCAAGCTCTTTCAAGTCGTGAGGACCGTGACCCTACGGCTCCCCGTCCGTTCAACGGAACGACCGGGTGTGGTAAAAGTACGACACTTTCATTTGTGGGCCAGTCGCATAGGCCAAATGTCATATCATCCCTCAAGTACTACTCTTTGGGGTAGGCTTTTATAGAGTAATGGAGCAGAGTACTCCAATGCTTCTCTTTGATTAACTCCTGAGTTTAGCCACTTGGTTAATCGGAACTAGTGGGCGTTAAAAGAAACGCGAGGCAATAGGTTGTTCCTATTTTCAATTCAAGTCTTCAATAATCATACAAATCTAATTCTGATAAATTAGTTAACCGGGATTGACCCAAACGGTTACATTAAAATGAATTCATAAAGTGTCATATCATATAGAATAGACGCAGGCTAGCCATGGTTAGGCAATACTGCTGTTTAAGATACTAGATAACTAGTCCTTCCATAATATCCTATCGGAAGCTTTTTAGTCCTTGACCAGGCATTCTGTGGTTAGAAAACGCATTAGAAATGATACAGAAATAC